TCGTAACGGTGACGGTGCTTGCTGTTCCTACCCTGCCAGCACCTGCTTGGTTCCAACTTGGAATCGAAACATAGTCGTTTGCCGAAAGGGACGGAACGCTAAGATTTCCTGCATCAGAAAGCGTAAAAATGTTTGTCGTGTAGGCGCTGTTAATGATCTCAATCGCGCCAGTGCTGTTTATTCGGAAGAACTTTTTAGGGTTTGTCGCGGAGCCAAACGTATTTCTAATATCAAGGAATCCGTGATATCCAGTTCCGCCGCGCTGGTTGTAACCAATGGCGTTTAGGCTTGCGGTGTCTGTGTTTGTCTGCGAGTCACCACCGGTTATTACTATTGGCCCAGTAAAGGTATCGCCAGACTTAGAGGCTTTTCCGCTTGCTATGTCGTAGGCGCTCTTAACCGCAGTCGGAGTGGCCGCAAGCGCGCTGCTCGTTGTGCTAATCGAATCTGACAGCTGGACGATCCCTGCGGCAGTCGTGGAAGCGTTTTGCACCGACCCGCTTTCGTAAGATATCACCCTGCCGTAAACGTCAGAAGAAAGAGATTTCACAAAAGAGGTACCAGGTGTTCCTGAGGAACTTGAGCTAGCAACAGACTCAAGGGAGACCTGCCTAGAGTCCCCCGATCCGCTAACAGAAATTCCTGCACCGGCACTAATGTTCTGAATAGTCCCAACGGGAGTCCAAGAAGAATTTACATAAAATAAAAGATCGTCGGCGGTCGTGTCGTAGTAGACGTCCCCCTCTGACGCGGAAAGGGGTGCAGTCGATATCGTTGGTACGTTCAGTGAGCCGACAAATTTAGCCATAGAGGGATATTACCCTATGACGACGACTCTGTACGTCCCTGCAAGGCTGATTGTGATCGTTACCACGCTTGTGCTTGTGGTAACCACGTCAGCAAAGACGGCATTATCGGAGCTGTCGTAGATCGCAACGACTACGCTCTTGGTGCCAAGGCTGTGCGTGACCGCCTTGGCCTCACCAGCGGTCCAGGTGGCGCTGGTGTTGTAGCGAAGTGCTCCGCCGTAAGTTGAGGCGATTGCAGTTCCCTGCCAGGTTCCCGCCGAGATTGTTCCAACAGTGGTGATGCTATCATCGCCTGAGTACACGCCGTTTGCAACCGCAGAAAGCGTTGCATTGTATGCCTGAACGTCCGTGCCAATCGCAAGGCCAAGGGCCGTGCGTGCATCTCCGGCGCTGGTCGAACCAGTACCACCGTTTGCAATGGCAATCGCGGTGCCGTTCCAAACGCCGGTGGCAATGGTGCCAACCGAGGTAAGGCTTGAGCCAGTGACGCCAGATCCAAGTGCCGTGCCGCTAAGGACTTCCGTACCATTGATTCTGTACACCTTGCCGTTGGCAATGTTTACATGCTCCGAAAGGGTCCACGCGTCAGTTGCATCAACCCAGTTGATGGTCTTGTCCGTAGCGCCCTTGAGTGTAATACCGCCGCCGTCAGCAGTTGCGTCGCTTGGCGTGGTGACCGAACCGAGCTCAATGTTCTTGTCGTCAACCGTAAGGGTTGTTGAGTTTACCGTCGTTGTGGTTCCGTTGACCGTTAGGTCGCCAGAAAGCACAAGGCTTGTACCGGTTGCTGCGCCAATGTTTGGCGTAACAAGGGTTGGGGTGTTGGCAAAAACCAGTGCGCCGCTGCCCGTCTCATCAGAAATGACGCCAGCAAGTTCTGCCGAGGATGTTGCGGCAAAGTCGCTGAGCTTATTCGAGGTGCTTGCCTTTCCCGAGGCAAGATCATACGCGGCCTTGACAGCAGCAGGCGTTGCAGCCTTGCTCGTCGATGTGCTGGAATACGAATCCTCTATCTGGACTGCGCCCTTGACGGTCGTCGACGCGTCGGCAATGGTAATGTTCGGGGTGTTGCCGCCGGACGAAGAGATCGCGCCCGATCCAGTTACCGATGTTACAGTTCCGCCGCCAGTAGCAAGTGTCTGCCAAGCAGCGCCGTCGTACACCTTAAGTGCATCGGCAACCGTATCGTAGTAGATCTGCCCCTGGACTGGACTTGCGGGAGCCGTGGCAAGGTTTTGAATAGAAGCATTCTGAAGTTCATTTTTCTGAAGATCTAGATTAGTTAGAAATTTCATTCTTCATCCCTCAGTTTATATATGCCTTGCCGCCAAATGACCCAACAAACGTAAGCGTTATTGAGTTGTTGCTATTGTATACAATGTCGCCAATGACCACACTACCTGCGCTATCTACAACTACGACCGACGGAAAGCATGCAAGATTATGTGTAATGGTCCAGGTGTTTGACGGGCTGCTTTGCGTGTGCGTGTAGGTTGAGTGCGATGCGCCGGAGCCCTGAATCCCCTGCGGCCCAACTTCACCCTGAATGCCTTGCGGCCCGGTTGCACCAGTTGCGCCCGTTGCCCCCGTCGGCCCAGTAGCCCCAGTTGCCCCAGTTGCCCCAGTGTCGCCTTTTGGACCCTGAAGCGCTACGCCGCTGACCGTAACTCCGGTGGAATATTGCGAAACATTAACATTTGGATTTTGCGTAGATACGGAGATTGCGTTATCCGTTTCGGTAATTGCGATGTTGTTGCTTTGCTCGATTACGCTAAAGCCCATTATCGCGTAACCTCCGGAAGGACCTTCATCTTTCCGCGAATCAACTTCGTAACGACGCCACCAGCTGAAACAAGCTCAAGGTCATACACGTAGTTCTTTGCAACAAGATTGGCGCTGGTTGCCGCCGGGACGGTGACGGTAACGGTACCTGCGGCCCCGCCAAGGGAAATCCCCCCACCGGCGCTGGTTGTAAGGCTTATCGACGGCCCGGACGCCGCGTAAACTGCCCTAACCTGCATTCGCGCGGTAAAGCCAGTCAAGTTCACGGCTGCCCCGTTCGAATCCGTGTAGGTGAACACGGTCGAATACGTGGAGCCCTGTTCTAGGTCAATGTCGTAAGTGGATGCAGCCATGGGGGTATTATTGATCATAAAAACCCCACGCGCAATAGTATTCTGATCTTTTTTGGTGTATTATAGCGATATGGGAAAACCTGGAAGAAAACCACAAGCGCAAGTAGAGGCCCTTCGGGGCCAGATTACCTCGTTGCTTCTTAACGGGGTCCCTACTGCAAAGATCGCCGAATCCGTGAATCTCTCGGTCCATACCGTCCGAGAGCACGTCAGATTCATCCGCAAGGGCTGGGCTGAGGATCAGCCGGAAACCCAGATGACTCGCGCCGAGCTTATTGAGAAGGCCCGGATGATCGGGCAGCAGGCTGCCATTAGCGCCGCTCGGTCAAGAGGGACCAACTCTGAGGTGCAGTTCATGAAGATTCAAATAGAGGTTCTGGACAAAGTTGCAAGGCTGACCGGGGCATATGTGCCGACGCGCAACGAGCTTACTGGCGCTGACGGCGGGGCAATTGAGTTTAAGTCCGACCACGAAATTGACAAGATAACGCCAGATCAGCTTGCGGGCAGGTTGAGGGTCTGGGCAGAAACCTTGGAGGACACGGAAAATGCCAAAGTCGAAATCCCAGCCAGCGCCGAGTAACGAAGAGTACAGGGAGTGGCTTAGAAAGCAAGCCGTTGACTCCGACGCTGCGTTTGCCGAATATGTAACCGGCCTTGTCTTCCCACGACATCTCCGCGACATGGAGCGGTTCATGAACCAGCACGAACGCGCGCTTGTATTGATGCCCCGCGGTCACGCGAAGACAACCCAGCTTATCGCCAGGGCGGCAAGGATGATCGGTAAGTCCGAGGGAAAGATTCGCGTTGGCATCGTCACCGCAGTTCTTTCTGACGCCATCGCGCGATCAAGGGCAATCAAGACTATCGTTTCCTCTGCGGCATTTTCTGAGGTCTTTCCATGGGCGAAAAAGGGCGTTATCGGAAACAAGTGGACGGACGAGGTCTGGACCGTTAAGGATGCGAACCTTGGCAAGGACGCCACCTGCTTTGCGGACGGACTAACTTCGATCAAGCCCGGAGCGCGACTAGACATCCTCATTGCGGACGACATGGTCGGCATGAAGGAGAACGCCACGCAAGTTCAGCGGGAAAAGGCGAGCGAGACGTATTGGCAGGTTATCGACCCGATGCTTGTGCCTGGCGCCTACCGCTGGTTTATCGGGACGAGATGGCACGAAGGCGACTTCTACGCAGAATTGATTGAGAAGAACACGCCGTCCTTTATAAAGAAGGCGCTAGACGAAGAC